TCAACCATATCAAGACTATCTGCGTTTGTTTCGTCAATAAGATCAGTAGTTATATTTATATCTTTTCTATTTAATTGCTGCTGAATGGTTTGCATTATATTGCATCTAATTCCCATTTGAAGATATATCCTCTGTTGTGACTTTTCTATAGTATACTACTACATCTTTTAACTCAGTAATATATCTTTTTAATTCTTGTGTATTGTACGCCATTAACTCATAGTCTGGAATAGTCATAGCTAAGAATACTAATTCGCCTTCTTGCTTTTCTATTCTTGCTAACTGATCTTCCCAGTTATCTGGAGTGACTACTATCCAAGTTGGATTTTTAAGATCAATCTCGCGAGGCATTACCGGCTGAACAATTTTTCGTTCTATAGGCTTTGCACTTACTTCTACTACTTTAGTTGGAAGAAGGCTGCAACTGGAGCCCATCATCAAGATCGTCAACGGTACTGCTAAGTTCCTCAATACCTTCAAATGCGTGTTTTGTTCCATTATTTATTTTCCTCTCCAGTTCTACTGGGTCTGCTAAGATTTTTGCAGTTAACTCATAGTTTTGAATAAACTGTGTATATCTATTTAATTCTCGTTGCGCTGCTTGACTTTTAACTGTCATTGCTTGCAACTGTTCTGTTTGTAAACTAAAATCATTTTGCATTACTGCGATAGTTTCTTCTTGAGTAGCTACTGCTCCCTCAAGTGCGGCGTTGTTTGCTACAAGAATTTTATTCTCATTCCAAAGCCAATAACATATCCCACTTAATACTAATAATAAAGCTAAAAAGAATTGATTCATTACATTTCCTCTATTTTATAGTTAAGTCCTTCTGCTCCATGCATCTCAATGACTTCCCCACTTTGTGTTCTAAATTTAAGATGATTTGGTTTTACTATAAGAAACTTTTTAACAATAAAAGTTTCGTCATCCGAATCTCCCCAAATCTGATTATAACTCACAGTCAATGTAGATAGAGTGATAAACTTGCTTTTTAAGGCAATCCACCATCTTTTCATTGTTGCGAAGAATTTTTTTATTTTGTGCATTTATTGTACTCTCTAGTTGATTTAGCTTTTGCCAATTTGCTAACTCAATGCTTCGAGTTATTTCTAGCTCTAAAGCGTGTTGTTTCCTGTCATGGATTACTATAAAAACAAGTACTACTATTGTAATTAGTACGATTACTCGTTCAATTAAGTTCCAGTACTTGTAGATGTTGATGTTGATGTACCTGTTATTGTGCTAGTAGCAGTGACTGTTGTTGTGTCTGATATTGCTTCAAGTTCAGCTATAATTTCTTCTACAGTTGTAGTTGTACTTGATGCTATGTTGGTTGTAATAGGAGTGCAATTACTTTCGCACTCAAAACCTACTGCTTGGTCAAATGTTGTAGCCACGGGGGCTACGGGTTGCACATCTTTTGGTTGGTTATTATAACCCCAAATTAATGCTAGTACTAATAATATATCCATAATTTTATACGTTTGTCCAGTCTTTGCCTTCAAAAAGCAGAGCTTCTGCCTCTCGTCTACGAACTAGTCCTTCTAATACTTTGCCACCTGCTTTATTCCAGCGTTTAATCTGGGCAGGGACTCCTGCGTAGTCTCCACTATTTAATACTTTTAAAAGAGTAGAGCTACTTAAATTGGTCGGACCGAGATTAAATGTCCATGATACTAATGCATCGAACATACACTGGTCGAGTGAGATACTAACTTGATTTAAAACATGTTGCTCGTACTCTGTTAGTTCGTGTACTAGCATTTCTTCTGCTTGAGCTTTTGTGATAGTCATTCCTTCTGTAACGCCTTTAATATGACCATATCCTATAGTCCATATTCCTACTGCGTCTTGATAAGCTTCTAGTTCACAACCTTCAAACTTTTTGATAAGGGCAATGCCCTCTTGTGATATTTTCATAATGTAAAACTTTCTCCACAGCCACAACGGGCTGTTTCTTGTGGGCTTCTGATTTCAAAATATTCATTTAACCCATCTTCTGTCCAATCAATACTTATTTGATCGACATAACTAAATGTCATTGGGTCTACAGCTATCATGCCATAGAACACCGCATCACTTGAAGTATTTGGTTCTTCCAAATAACTCAAGTCATACGACCACCCGTTACATCCGTTCGGTTTCATACTAAGTCGTAATCCCCAAACTTTTCGATTTTTTATTTTTTGCTTTATTCTTTCTAAAGCATCTGCACTTACGATTACCATAATAAATTTATGCAAAAGGGCAGTTGCCTGCCCTTCTGACTTAGGTCTTGACTTGTACTAAAACAATTGTCCTGTACTTGCGATTACAGCGACTCCGAACATACAGCCTAGAAACATTGTTCCTAGTGCATCTTGTACGTCCTCATGTTTTTGTACTTGTCTAAAACTATTTATTATATACTTCATTTAATATCCAATACTTTACGATTGGAGTTCGGAGTTTTAGACAGCGCGATAGTCAATAGTCCATCTGTTAGTTCAACATCGTCAACTTTTAAGTCCGCGTTTAACATAAACTTACGCTCAAAAGATTTAAGACTCAGACCTTGATGAGAGAATCTTTCACTCTCACTCAGTTTTCGTTCTTTTTTCCCCTTGATGAGCAATTCATTATCTTCGTGAATTAACTCAAGTTCTTTCTTAGACCAACCTGGCACTGCAACCTCTATTCGAAAGTTGCCTGTGTCCACATTCTCTACAATGTTATATCTTGGATATGATGTATCAGTGTTGTGTAACAACCACTCATTGTTCATACCAAGCCAAAATTTACTAATATCAATCGTCATATTATTTCTCCTAATTTCCTTTTTCAGTAAAACTATGCCCACCCTTTCGGTATGGACGCCATTGTGCAAGAAACCCTTCTTACACTTATGTATATTATACTAAAAAAGAGACCAAAAGTCAACAACTATTTTTTAATTAGTCCTCGAAATCTATCTTTCCCTGTGCTTTCATATAGTCCAGCGTACTTCCGATTCCTTCCTTTCTTCCGTAAGCGTACGCTGCGTATATACTTACTACTAATATTATAAGATATGCTACATCTATGTTCATAATTTTCTCCATAAGATATTATTATACAGAATTTCTAACCATAAGTCAAGTATAAAATCAAGGAAAGGTAAAAATAGTTGTTGACAGATGGTTCTCAATTTGTTATAATATAGTCATGTTGTATAAAAGAGGTAAATGGTCTACTAAAGAGCGTCAAACGCTAAAAGACCTATACAATACAATACCGATAGACGAGTTATCTTCTCGACTTCTACGAGCACCGAGTCAGATAACTTCCCAAATTAATTATCTTCGAAAAAGAGGATGGGCGTTTCACAGGAGAAAAGATGGAAGTAATAGAATTTCCCAGAATGAAAAAAGCTGATGATACGGCACAGAAACTTACTGAATTACTAGTAATCGAGTGCCAAAAACTAGGAATAGATACTATGAATCAGGACTTTGCCTTCGACATGGCATGGACTCACAAATTCATAAAAGCTACGATTGACAAACAGTTTAACATTGCAAATGACCTGTGCCGCCTCACAAGAGCGCAAGGATTAGATGAGAGTTGAATGTAAAAATATGCCCGTTGATAAGGCAATCAGAATTTTAAGACGCAAGTTCGAGAAGGACGAGCGCAAAAACCGAATTCGAGATCTCGAATTCTACGAAAAACCCACAGCGAAACGAAAAAGAATGAAAGCTGCCGCAGTCAAAAGACAGCAAAAGATAACGAGAGAGTTTCGTAAATATACTGCAAGACGACCAAAGCATGAGAGATATTGAAAGGAAATCACTATTGTTTTTCGAAAAAATGTTTGAAACTTTGTTTTATACTCTCGTTTGGTTCTTACTGGTGCTCAATGCTCTCAAGGAGTCTTTTGAACACACTCGTTTTGTAAGAGATATAATTTCTCTTTATACAAAAGCTCATTCCAAGAAATTGAAAATCCTCTCAGCATTGAAAAAATAAAATATTTTTCCCACAAAAAGACTCATACGAATTCGTTCATCATCCCACCTAGGAAAAAAATTTCTTGTATTTTTGTTAAAGTTGTGGTACAATATTATTACTAAATCAAGATAGTTACTACGGCAATCATTAATTTTATCTCTCTTGCTCATAGCGACCTCAATTACAGTATTTCAAACTGAATTCGAAGTGAAGCGATAGCGAGAACGAAGAATTCATCTTT